ATCTTTATCAAGCCAGCACGTTCAATCAACTATGTAACCTTGAGTTTCGTAGCTGTGAGAACTGGTGTGGACTTTGAAGAAGTCGTAGGCACGGTATAAAGGAGATAAAAAATGGCAGTTTTAGGAGTCGATGACTTTAAGTCGAAACTCAGAGGTGGCGGCGCTCGTCCTAATCTATTTAAGGCGACGATTAACTATCCTGGGTATGCGGGTGGTGATACTGAGCTCACAAGTTTTCTTTGTGAAACGGCTCAGCTACCTGGTTCAACTATGGGAGTAATCCCAGTTCCATTCAGAGGACGTCAGCTGAAGATGGCTGGCGACCGTACCTTTGCACCATGGACAGTTACCATCATCAATGATACAGACTTTGATGTACGTAACTCAATGGAGCGTTGGATGAATGGTATCAATGCTCACTCAGCAAACACTGGTTTGTCTTCACCAATTTTGTATGAAGCAGACTTGTTTGTAGAGCAGCTTGATCGTGATGCAACCGTAATAAAGAAGTATACATTCAGAGGAGCATTCCCAACTGAAGTTACTCCAATCGATGTTTCTTACGGAGCTAATGACGAGATCGAAAGATTCTCTGTTACTTTCGAGTACCAGTACTTTGATTCTCAAGAGCCTAACACTACGACCTAATAGATAATAGGTAACGGAGGCAGGGTTTCCTGCCTCCTTTCTACAAGGATTTTATATGTTCTCCAGATCGCGGTTATTTAGTAAACTAGCCAAAGATATAGACGCAACCGGTAACCTAAAGGCAGCTGGAATTTCGACGAATGTTTCTTTTGGACCGACAGTTTATGATAGCATAGGTTTGCTACCTTATGTTGGTAATGAAACTGGTGATCAAGCATATGTAAGTTCAAATAACAGATTATATCTTTGGGATTCTGTTGGTTGGTATAACGTAGCACTTATTAATAGAGCACCATCGATTCTATCTGTTCAAGATTCTGATGGGAATACAACTCCATTTGAGCTATCACCTGATGGTATTGTAACAACAATTACTATATCAGCTGTTGACTCTGACGGAGAGACCATAACATACAGCGCAACGGGTGACAGCGATTTTATTAATGGAATGGGATCAATTAGTCAGGCTGGTAACGAGTTCACAATTACACCATTTGGATCCGATTCTGCGACAGCAGAGTCTGGAACAATAACGTTCAAAGCAACAGATGGCATTAATATCTCATCAAGCATTAATACGTTTACGCTATCTTTTGCATGGGTCGTTGATTTAACTCAGGTCACTTACGACAGCGTAAGTTTTAGTGTAGTCAATCAAGATACTAATCCATATAAAATAGCTTTCAACGAGAACGGCACTAAGATGTATATGGTTGGAGCTTCAACCGATGCTGTTTACCAATATACTCTTGGAACAGCTTATGATCTTTCAACGGCCTCTTATGACAGCGTAAGTTTTAGTGTCTCGTCTCAAGCTAGTATACCAACGAGTATAGCATTTAACGAGAACGGAACAAAGATGTATATCGTTGGAAGGCAAGGGCCAAAAGTTTTCCAATATACTCTTGGAACAGGTTTTGATCTTTCAACGGCCTCTTATGACAGCGTAAGTCTTGATGTATCAGCTCAAGAGGTTTTGATCTTTCAACGGCCTCTTATGACAGCGTAAGTCTTGATGTATCAGCTCAAGATAGTCAACCAACGGGTATGGCATTCAACAGTGACGGCACTAAAATGTATATAGTTGGATACACCAACAATCGTATTTACCAATACTCAACAGGTTTGTAACAAATAAATAACGAGAGCAGTAATTCTGCTCATTTTATAGGGATTTTATATGCCGTCAAGATCGCGATTATTCAGTAAAATAGCAGCTGACGTAGATAATACAGGACAGTTAACCCTTAGTGGTTTAGCGACTGATGTATCTGAAGAATTCAGTGGTGGTGCTGGCGGTGGGTCGTTTGAAGTTACTGCCAAAGGATCAATCACGGCTGGTGATACGCTTGTATTCAATAAAGATGGAACTGTTTCATCAATTACCAATGTGGATTCTGATATAACAGCATGGGTTTCTGCATCTGAAACTGCTGGTAGTACGTATGCGCCCGAATGGTCGTGGGCTGGATATGATCCTTATGAAGATGCTGTTTTATCACTTCATGAAGGCCCGAGTCAGAAAACTTATGGCAGAGTATTTTCAATTCCTGGCATTGGATCATATTCTCAGAATACTGTGAATAATATTGATACTGGCAGTCAAATGGTATCAGATGCAATTCAAATTACTAATGAAAATATTGATCTCGGATTATTCGGTGCTTATATAGATCATGCTAAGTGCTTCTTAATATCATGGAGAGACACAACTGCAGGTGTTGTGGCTGTTATAGTAAAGATAAAGAATGGTAGAATTTCTTACGGCCGCGTGCAGAAAATTGAAACAAGTTCTATTTTAACAACTCAAATAACATATGATAAAGTACAGAAGAAGGCTATTGTTTGGTATAATCCATATCTTACAAATGACCGTCTTTCTGGACGTGTTATCTATGATATTGATGGTGAAAGATTAGATTTCAAATATGGGCCTGAAGTTCAATACACAGATACAATAAGTCTTTATTTTAGTGCAGCGTATCATCCAGTTGAAAACCGACATGTTGGGATTTATGCTGCAAGCAGTGATCTGAAAGCAATCGCAGCTAAAATTGAGGGAACATCAATAACATTTGGAACACCGATTACCTTAAAGGCAAGTGAATCACTCGATGATAAAGGTACCAAACTTGCGGCTTATAATCCTCTGCACAATTGTATATTAGTGGTCGGCCGACAGGAACTGCATTCTATTGTAGTGGACGATATGAGTTTATCAGGTACGTATATTACTACGGCAAGTACTTATCAAAGATCTGTTGCGTGCGATGCGTACGGTAAGGGAATAGTTATAGGTTTAGGCGCATCTAATCACCTCACCTTCGAAGAAATACGAATGGATTCTGCTTCATCGTTTTCAGTCCAATCAGAAACAGAGGTACATGATCAGGCTCCTGACGAGCCAGGGCTTTGTTATGTTCCTAGTAGAAACTGTTATTTCTTTACATATGGTTATAATTCTCGTCAGTGGCACACCTGGATCTCTATTACTAGAAATACAACTAGTGTTGATAATAGTAATTATGCTGGTATTGCTGCTGATAATTATGATAGTGGAGCGGCCGCTACTGTTTTGACAATTGGATCTACAAGCACAAACCATTCGGGGATGTTGAAGGGTGAATACCAATATGTTAAGGCAGATGGCACATTGACATATTTGCCTGTATGGCCTCAAGTACAAGCAGGATATGCTGTAGATTCGGATAAACTGCTAATAGGTGTTGATCCCAGAAATATGGCACAATAAGTGTCAAATAAATAAAATTTTACTTAGAGAACTAATATGGCAGATGAAAAAGGTTTAAAGCTATTTGGCTTTGAGATTAAGAGGGCAAAGGATGAAGATCCTAAGAAAAAGCCTTCGATCGTACCGCCACGTGATGATGATGGTGCTGGATACGTTACAGCGTCCGGGATGCACTATGGCCAGTACTTAAACATTGATGGTGATGATTCAAAAGATAACCATCAGCTCATCATGCAATACCGTGGTCTTGCTCTCCACCCTGAAGTGGATATGGCAGTCGAAGAGATTATCAACGAAGCAGTCACGATTGGTGATGATGGTAAGGTAGTTAACCTGAACTTGGATCAGGTTGATATCTCAGATTCAATTAAGAAGCAAATCCAAGAAGAATTTGATACTGTCTACAGTATGCTTGACTTTAACGAGTATGGGCATGATATTTTCCGTAGATGGTATGTTGATGGTAGACTCTTCCATCACTTAGTAGTTGATGAAAGCAACCTCAAGCAGGGTATCAAAGAAGTACGTCCAATCGATGCATCAAAGATGCGTAAGGTCAAGCAGGTCAAGTCAAAGACAGATCAAGAGACTGGTGCTAAGTTGATCGAAAAGGTAGATGAGTATTTCATCTACCAGGAGAAGCCAGGTTCACAGCAGTCTGGCGGAGTCAAGATGACCGAGGATGCAGTATCCTATGTGACATCAGGACTTCTTAACGAAGATCGTAAAAAAATCGTATCGTATCTCCATAAAGCATTGAAGCCAATTAACCAATTAAGAATGATGGAAGACTC